CACTCAGCGCCACCTTCGAGGCCAGCGTGCCGTTGCTGATGCCCGGATAGTCCACCGTCACCGAGGACACCACACCACCGGCCAGCTCCAGTGCCGCCAGGTCATGCACGGTGATCGCCGCGTCCTTGTCGGTATTGCGGTCCCGGTAGCGTACCGTGACCTGATTGATCAGTTCGGATTCAGCCGGGCGCGAGAAGCTTTCCAATGCGAGGATATTGCTGGCATCCAGCACCATCAGGCTGGAGAGGTTGTAGTCCGCCCGGGCGAGCTTCAGTGTGTATTGCCCGGTACGCGGATGGACATAGAGCGTGCCATCGATGTGGCGCAGCACTTCGCCGATGAACTCATCGAGGGGCTGTTCGCGATCCCACAACAAGGAGAGTCCGAACTGTTCGCTGCCCAGGGTATAGGACGCCGTAGAGAAACTGCTGGCATCGATCTCGCTGGTTGCGTGCCCCAGACCCCAGGTCGCATTGTTGAGGCACTCGTAGATGATATGGGCCGGATTGGCGTCTCCGTTGATGTAGCCGCTGCCCAAGGCCACCGGTGCCGGAATCCGCCGTGCCTCGACGCTCCAGGGCTTGATGTAGGGGTTCATGGCTGACAACTGGCACTGCTGGACGATCAGCGACAGCACGCCGCGAAACGCCGGAATGATGCTGCCGAGCTTCTGCTGAAGGTAACCGGATACCGTTTCAGCCGGGCCGCCGAACTTCACCTCGACATAACCCTGCACACCACCTTCGCGCGAATCGCCGCCGAACAGCTGCGGGGCGTTGATGTAGATCGTCTGGCTGCTCGTGATGCTGCCGCTCCAGGCGGTACGTTCACCGACGATGATGCGGGTGATGGCATCGACCGGCCCGTGGCACAGAACCAGATGCAGCCCCGCGTAGTAGCGATGGCCAACGACATAGGAACTCGAGCCACCACCGCGTTTTCCGCCACCGCCCATTTAGGTCTCCCGCTCGCGTTGTTCAACGGCTTCAGCGAGGCGCATGGCCATGGCGTCGCCGGTGGCCCGGAGCCAGTCGGTAGTCACACCATCCCGACGAAAGTCGTCGAAGCTGACCCCGTCTCGCGGAAACCATTTGCGCAGTCCCGCGTTGCAATAGCCCAGCGCCTTGGCGTCCTCGTGGGTTGCGATCACTGTCATTTCTTGCCTCCACTGCCAGACGTCTGGCGAATCTCTGTGGTCTTGATGTCGCCATACCAGACGCAGTTGGCCTGGCGTATGACGCGGGTGCCGAACAGCACCGGGATGGGCTTGCCTTGTTCGGCTACCGGAACATCCACATTGCCGGGCGATACGGAAGCCGGCTTGGGTGGCCGGGGGCTCAGCAAGGCTCCGATGACCGTGGTCACCACCCAGACGAGAATTTGTGTCCACATGATTCAGACGATCGAGTCGCCGGCAAAGGGGTTCTTTGCCGGTATCCAGGGGAACCCGCCAAAGTTCAGCGCATTGCCGAACTTGCTCTGGCAGGTCGAGAAACTGCGGTCGCAGCCGGCGAAGGCTTCGAAGGCGCTGCCCACCGCGAGTCCAGGCAGGACGCTCGACAGCGTGACCGTATCGCCGGCGTGCTGGGTGATCATGCGCGGTACGCCGCCGACGCGAAGGTAGCCGCCGGTCAGCCATCCGCTGCTCTGCGACAGGAAGGCCACCGAGGTTGCCGTCAGTCCGGAAACCGCGCTCAACGTGCCGGCGATCTTGTAGGCCTGGTTGTTGATGCCACAGCCCGGGTCGTAAAGGGCATGACGGCAACCCGTCTGGTAATGCGCCCGCAGCCCCGGACGCTTCAAGGCCGTAAAGATCGACTCGCAGCGGATCGTCGCGCCGCTGCCGGCAAACACCACTGACGCCACCCGGCCCTTCCACGCCGTGATGTATTCACTGTCACCATAGTGATTGCGGAACAACGTCAGGGACACCACCCCGTTGGGCCGACTGGCGGCGAACAACTGGGCCACCGCAAAGTCGCGCGCACATTCCAGTTCGATGCCATTGCGCGAGAAATCCGGCGATTGCTCCAGTCCGGAACGACGCAGAACGGCTGGCTGGTAGGTGTCCGCCTGGTAGGTCACGACCTCGCGGCCGCTGGTCACCGCCCAGACCTGCTGGCCAAGGACGAAGCGATAGAGTTCCACCGGCAGACCAGCGGCCACCGAGGTTTCCTGCGTGAGGTAGGACATCGGTTATCCCTTGATGCTCTTGACCGGCAATGCCGATTCGACGATCCGGTCGGAGAGCCAGTGCAATTCGATCTGGTCGCTGTCGAGCCGGGTTTTTTCCAGGAAGTAGATGGCGAGCCAGTCTTCGGGGTTGGCATCGAAGCCGAAGGTCTGGTCCAGCGTCATCGTTTCTTCTTCAGAGGTGGTCCCCGCACCGAAGCTCAGGATGGTGCGGTAGTACCAGGTGCCGTTCTTGTGCAGGAACGCCGCTTCGGTGCGCCCCGGCATCGGGTTGAAGTACAAGGCATAGCCACGCGCTGCCACGGTCATCACGGTCTGGTTCGACAGAATCTTGCGGGTCGGCACGATGGACGTTTCCCAGCCCGGCTGCCAAAACGCCACCAGGCGTCCGGCACGGGCCGCCAGCCAGCCCTTGAAGGCGGCAATTTCGGCACGGCTGGTAAAGCGGAAATCGAAGGCGCGACGAATGAACGGCCGCGCACCCGAGTCATCTACTGCCGTGATGCCGGTCTCGTAGTCCAGAACCTCAGCGAGCCGCTGATACTCCACATCGACATCGCGCTCCCGATTCGGTCGCGGGAAGGTCATCGGCCAGATCGGTACATTGCTCAGTTTGGTGGCGTTGTCCTGTTTGGCGATCGTGGTGCTACCCGCGATATCGAACACCACCCGGGCGGTGACGATGGCTTCCGTGACACGTGACACCGGCTGGCTGATGCGCAGCCGTGCGGTACGCGCCGGCGTCACGAAAGCGCCTGCCGGCCAGGACTGGAGGATGGGTTGCTTGAGCGTCACGCCATTGCTGGCCACCGACAGGACTTCAGCCGCCTCGGTATTGCGGCTGTCGGTACCGATGACCAGCAGGCCATCGGCTTCGTACTCCAGATGTGTCGTCGTCAGCGGAATGAAGGTACTGCCCGCCACCAGGCTGCCCGCCAACTGCGTCTTGTCCGGCCAGATCGGCAAGGCATAGACCCGCGACTGCCAGGCCGACAGCAGGACATCCAGCAAGGCGGCATCGTCGCGCCCAAGCAGGATCGTGAATTCGAGCGAGCGGCGCGGATTGACGCGCAGGCTCACGCGCTGTTCGGTGCCATCCCGGGCGGTCAGCACATCGGTAGCCCAGGCCAGTCGTTCCAGCCAGGACTCGCCCCAGTGGGGCCGCAGGCCGAAGACCACGACCCGTCGACCCGAGATGCTCAGGCGCGGTGTCTCCCCAGGAAACTGGAAGCTGAAGGACGCCTCGATGACCGGGGGACCATCAAGACTGATGGAAACCTCGTACAAGCGCGACGACAGCATGCCGAAGGTGGTCGGCGGATTGCTGCTACCCGACAGCACGATGCCCCCATCGTTCTCGCCGACGATCGCCGACAAGGTCTTGGTGGCGAAATGCGCGTTCCACACTTCGATCTGCCGCATCTGCGTCGACAGCAGGTTGCCCAGGATGATCTTGCCCGGCAGCAGATGAATCTGGTGATACCAGTGCTGCTCGAACTGGCGTATCGTGAAGCCGGCGAAGCCAACCGGCAGTTCGCTGACCGGCAGAAGGTTGGTCAGGGAGCCGCTGCTGGAGAATCGGGCAATAGCTCCTTCATACGGGCGAAACGGTGCCGGCAGGAATTTCTCCGGCAAGGCATAGGCCGGATCGCCCTTCACGCCTGAGGGCAACACACCTCCCGCAAAGCTCGTCATTTCTTGAAGGCGTAGCCGCCATAGGACGTGCTGAACACCATCCACTCATCGCTGCCGAGCGTGACGATGTCCTTGTTGGCATACTGACCGTTCATGCGCAGCAGACGGGCCTCCGGAATGTAGCCCACCATCGAGTAATAGTAGGTCGGCGTGGTCCGTCCTACTTCGACGGTGATCGGATACAGCGGCGTCACCCCGTTGAAGGTGATCGGCGAATAGCTATCGAGTTGTCGCGTCAGGCTGGTGTAGAACATCCGCGACGAGGTATTGCCGGAGCCGTTGGCGGTTTTCCAGGCATTGGTCGCGCTGTCGATGTCGGCGCGCACGGCACCGCTGTAGCTATCGGACAGAAAGGCACCACCCGTGAAGCTGCAGGTCTTGGTCATGGTGCCGAAGAGCAGCATGTTGTAGATGGTGCTGGTGTATTGCGTGACGCAATAGCAGTAGCCATCCCCGCCAAACAGGAAGTATTCGGCACTGCCGGACAGCAGGTTGGCCGAGATCGAGCCACCCGATACGGTTTGTGAGCCGTAGGCCAGGCCGCTGCTGAACGCAGTTGAGCCATAGGCCGCGATGTAACTGCTCCAGGAGTGCAGATTGACGTACTGTCCGCTGGCCGCATGCTGCAGGTGCAGCCGGTAGTAACCTGAGTCCGCCTGATACATCAACTGCGTGTAACCGCAGTAGGTGGTAGCGAAGAGCCGGATCTTGTCGAGCAGGTCGTTCGGCGAGGTGGTGATGCCGGATTGGAATGCCATGGTCTATGCGAGCTTCAGTGCCCAATAGTCGTAGTACCCGGTGCGATACACGTCCTGCACCACGAGGTGATCCACGCCATTGGCGGTGATGATGTTCTCCACGGAATTGCCGTAGCCCGGCACGCTGTACATGCCGTCCAGTTCGCCCAGCCCCTGCATCACGAAGGGCAACAGCGGATAACTGCCATCCGGGGCTTCGCGCTGATTGCTGCCCCAGGTGCCCGGCCAGAAATACGGACTGCTGTTCCAGGTGCCCGTGGGCGACCAGTACGCCCCGGAATAACCCGCCGTGCGCGGCAGATGGTTACGGTAGGTATAAGCGTTGCTCCAGCGCGTCGAGCCGTTGTACGAACCACCCACCACCAGGGGATACGGGTATTGGGCCGGGGTCGCATAGGGCAGGAACAGCCCGAGATGCACGCACTCGTAGTAGGTGCCGGTCTTGACCACCACGACGATGCGGCGACCGTTGGCGACGAACCAGTACGGCATCGCCGACAGCGTCAGCAGCGCATAGAAAGTCTGACTGCTGTTGTACTGGGCATCAAACGCCACCCCGGGGTTGTAGGTGACATAGCCCCGGAGTTTCCAGTTGCCGTAGTCCGACGACGTCTCCGTCTGGATCGCGACATAGATCTCGTCGGTCCCGGCCAGTCCCACCCCCTTCAACACCAGTTCGGCCGGTGGCCCCGGTACCCAGCGCATGACTTGCCAGCGCTCGTTGGCCGGCAGCATCTGCTCGGTGACGAAGGCCTTGAGGCGAGTCAGCAGGTCGAGGTAGTCCGAAGCGGTACCGGATGTCCAGGCCATGTCGGCTCCTAACGCAGAATCTCGCGGACGGCCGAGCCATTGCGCGAGAGGATATTGAGAATCGACTTTTCCCCTGCGGGGGAAGTGAGGTAGTCGGCGGCAAGACTGGGATCGATCACATTGACGATGCGCACCGCCTGACCGGCCCCGCCCCCTGTCGTTGCCGGGGCAACTGGCGGTACCAGACCACCCTCGGCGAAGGCCAGACGCACACCCTGCCAGCGGGGAACACTGAGTCCGCCGTTCAGGGCGTGCAGGAAATCGACGCCGAGCCGGCGCACGGCAGCGGCCCGCAGGACATATTCCCCGGCCGACAGACGCGCCGGGATCGAGTCCGAGGTCGAAGTTCCCGGCCCGCTGACCAGGCCACCCGTGGCGAAGCCCTTGAACAGTCCGCTGATGAAGGCACCCAGGCCACCATTGCCACCACTGCCGCCACCGCCCCCAATCGCACCGAACAAACTCTCGGCGAGTTTCTGCGAAGCGATCCGGTTGATCGATGCCAGCACGCTGCGTGCAAAATCGGCGAAGGCATCCTTGGCCGACTTGGCGCCCGAGCCGATCTGCTCGAACATCGTGGTAAAGGCGTTCTGGGTGTCACCATTGATGCGTACCGCCACCTCGTCCGTCACCGTCTTGAGGCTGGCAATTTCTATCTTCAGCCGCGCCACCCGATTGACTGCTTCCTCGGAGCCCGTCGATTGCGCGAGTTGCTCCATCTTGGGGATCAGTGCTTCGACCTCCCTTGCCGTCTCGGCCTGC